CCCGGCTGCCCCGGAACGGTCGGTGCGCGATGAGCGCCTGGCGGATCCACCGCACCAAGGGCTACACGATGAGCCACCCCGTCATCGCGACCGCTCCCGGTTGCCCTGACGAGCGTCACCCGACCCGCGACTGCGGATGCCGGGTCTTTCGGACCGAGGCCGCAGCGCGTGCCTACGTCGAGTCCCTCACGAACCTCCCCGCCAGTGCGGGGTCCGCCGGCTCTACCGCGTAGCGCGGGCCGGCACGCATCAACGAAGCACCCATCCACCTTCACGCGAAACGAGACACCCATGTCCCAGCAGCAGTTCTACGCCCCGCAGCCCGGTCAGCAGGCATACCCGCCCCAGCCGATGCAGCAGCCCTACGCCCCGCAGCCGCCGCAGCAGTACGCGCCGGCCCAGCCGGGCTACCAGCAGCAGATGCCCCCTCAGGCCTTCCCGGCTCAGGGCTACGCGCCGCAGGTGCCCCAGCAGCCGGCCGTCCCCCTCGCCGACGGCAGCCTCGACGCGTTCTACAACCAGCCGAACACCGGCGGCGGTCCCGGCGTCTCCTGGAAGGGGAAGCCTGACGGCTACACCATCCAGGGTGTCGTCCCCCGCGACGTCACGAACGCCGACGTCACTCAGGAGGTCGGTGCGCCCAACACGCAGCAGGCCGGTCAGCCGCAGTTCTACCGCGACGGCCGCCCGAAGTTCGTGATGGCCGTTCCGCTCCAGGTGCCGCAGTCCCCGGAGTACCCGGAGGGCGAGGCGCGGCTGTTCGTCCGTGGCCAGCTGCGCGACGAGTTGTCGCGGGCGATGACCGTGGCCGGTGTCACCGGTGCCCCCACCGCGGGTTCGGTCATCACGGTCACGCTGGTCGAGCGCAAGCAGGGGCGGGGCGCGATCCCACAGAACGTCTTCCACGTCACCTACACCCCGGCCGGCGCTCCGGCGCCTGCCATCCAGCAGCCCGTCAACCAGCCGCAGCCGGTGCAGCAGCAGTACGCCCCGGCTCCGGCGCAGCAGTTCGCTCCGCAGGCCACGCCCCAGCAGTACGCCCAGCCGGTCGTGCCGCAGCAGGTCCCGCAGGCGGCTCCGGTGCAGCACCAGTACGCCGCTGCGCCTGCTCCGCAGGTGGCCCAGGCCGCCCCGGTGCAGCAGGCCCCCGTGGCCCAGGCTCCGGTGCAGCAGCAGCCGCTTCAGCCGGTGGCCGGGATGACCGACCAGCAGGCCGAGCTCCTGGCGAAGCTGACCGGCGGACAGCCGCAGGCTCCGCAGGGCTGATGGTCCCGATCCACGCGGAGCTCACGGCCGACGGTCAGGAGATTGTCCTCCTGGCCGTCGGCCCGGACCACGCCGTCGCGGGCGCGGCCAAGATGCTCCAGAACCTCACCCCGCTCTTCACGAAGAGCGATCCGCCCGGCGCCCTCGTGGTGCCCGCGACCTGGGCGGCCGTCGTCCAGCTCGCTGCGACGTTCAGCCCCGGCTACTTCGGCGGCGGCTGGTACCCCGGCCCGCGCCTGGAGGCGTGGATCAACGAGCGCACCGCCGAGCGGCTGACCGCCGCGGCTCCCGGCTGCACGATCACCTACACGCCGCCGGCCGGCCTGAGGCCGTACCCGTGGCAGGTCGAGGGCGCCGCCCTGATCGCCGCGACCGGCAACGCGCTCATCACCGACGAGCCGGGCACCGGCAAGACGATCACCACGATCCTCGGCCTCGTCGAGCGCTGGGCACGCGCCGGTGAGGCAGAGCCGTGGCTGACCGGCCCGGCACTCGTCATCTGTCCGGCCTCCGTCGTCGATCCCTGGGTAACCGCGTGGCAGACCTGGGCGCCCCACGTGCGCGCCGTCGCCTACCGCGGCCCGAAGCGCAAGGCCCTGCTCGGCACCGCCGATGTCTACATCACGTCGTACGAGACCGCGCGCGTCGACGCGCCGGCCGTCAACGCCAAGGGGCTGGCGCCGCTGCGCGAGCTCGGCGTGCAGGCCGTCGTGATCGACGAGTGCCACATGGTCAAGAACCACCAGACCGCGCGCTCGCAGGCCGTGCGCCGGCTGAGCAAGCACGCCAGCGCGGTCATCGCGCTGTCCGGCACCCCGATCACCCACCACCCCGGCGACCTGTGGCCGACGCTCGCGGCGATCGAGCCGCACGCCTGGCCCTCACGCGGGCGCTGGGTCAGCCGCTACTGCCTCACCCTGCCGGGCGACTACGACGAGGAGGTGCTCGGCCTGCTGCCGGCGACCGAGCCGGAGTTCCGCCTCACGATGCTCGGCCAGATGCGCCGCGTGGCGAAGGCCGACGTGCTCGCCGAGCTGCCGCCGAAGGTCTACAGCACCCGCACCGTCGAGCTGCCGAAGGAGTGGCGCAAGGCGTACGACGCGATGGAAGAGCAGATGCTCGCCGAGCTGCCCGACGGCGAAGAGCTCTCGGTCATGTCGACGCTGGCGAAGATGACCCGCCTCAACCAGCTGGCCAGCGCGCCGGCCACGGTCGCCGTGTCCTACGAGACCGACGCGGAAGGTATCGAGCGCGAGCACGTCACCGTCACGCTGCGCGGGCCGAGCTGGAAGGTCGACGCGCTGCTCGAGGTCATGGCCGAGCGGCCGGGCCAGCCGATCGTGGCCTTCGCACCGAGCAAGCAGCTCATCAAGCTGGCCGGCGCAGCGGCATCTGCCGAGGGCTACCGCGTCGGGTACCTCACCGGCGACGTCACGGGCCCAGCGCGGGCCGCGGTCGTCGAGGCCTTCCAGCGCGGAGGGCTCGACCTGATCTGCGTCACCACAGGCGCCGGCGGCGTCGGCATCACCCTGACCGCGGCCAGCACGTGCGTGTTCCTCCAGCGCCCCTGGGCGTTCGTCGAGGCCAGCCAGGCCGAGGACCGCCTGCACCGGATCGGCGCGGAGGGCCACGCCTCCATCGAGGTCATCGACATCGTCGCCAAGGGCACCATCGACAGCCGCGTGCGCGCGGTGCTCCGTGAGCGGGGCCAGGCGCTGGCCGACCTGCTGCAGGACCCGCGCATCGCGAGCGAGGTCCTCGGCGGTACGGCGTCGGCCGAGGAGCGTGCGGCATGAGGCCCACGCCTATCCCCGACCACGAGGTGTGGGAGGGCGCCGTGCGCAAGGTGATCGGTCCTCCTGGTGGAGACCTGACCGACCCGACCATCGCTCCAGTTGAGGCGCTGGTCGACCGCTCTCCGTCGTCGGGGGCCGTGAACCTGTCGGTGCGCTGCGTGTTGGAGGAAGGCGAGCTCGAGCAGCTCGCTGCTGGCGGCACGATCTGGCTCACGTTCTGGGGCGTGATGGTGCCGTGGTCGGCCTCCGTCGTCCCTGCAGCGGAGTCGCCGGGGGCAACGTCATGAGCTCGCTGGCTGTCGGCACTCCGATCACGACCGAGGAGCCGGTCGGCGTCGTGCGCGTCCTCGCCCGGGTCGTCTCGCCCGGCTTCGCCGCCTGCGCCGTCGAGCGCTGCCCGGTCCACATCCAGCGCACCCTGCACGGCGACCTCGCCGACGGCGTGCGCGCCCACTACAAGGCCGCCCACCCCGAGAGGAAGATCTGATGACCGACCGCCTCCAGCCCGGCGAGTTCCGGGCCACCTGCAACCTGGCCAAACCCCACCCGATCAGTCTCATGGCCGCATACGAGCGGCGCGAGGCCGAGGAGCGTGGCTGGAAGAAGGGCTTCCGTGAGGCCCGGGTCAAGGGCGACACTCGCCGCACCGAGTGCTACCTCGAGCCGCTGTGTGACGGCTTCGAGACCACCGACAAGTCCGCCTTCGTCGAGCACATGGCGACCGTGCATGGCCGCACCCTCACCGGCTGGTCGTGCAGCAAGGGTGCCAACGCTGACCTGGTCAACCGGGCCAGCGGCACATGGCGTACGCCGCGACCTGGCCGCGAGGGCGCACCGCTGAAGAAGGCGATCACCGAGGCGACCGTGACCTGCGAGGGCTGCGGCCTGGTCATGGAGAACGGCACCACGCTTGCCTCCGAGCGCTACGTGCGCGAACACCTCGAGCTCTGCGTGTCCCGGGTGGGGGCGGCATGACCGTCACCGACGTCGAGACGCGGCAGTGCTCGATGTGCGGCCAAACCAAACCGCTGGTCACCGGCTTCTACGCCTCGAAGCTCGGCCGCGGCGGCTACGCGGCTCACTGCACCACGTGCGCGAGCAAACGGCCTCCGAGCGCCAGCCGGCTGGTGCGCAACCGCGCCCGGGGCCGGTCGTTCGCGATCCTCGCCGAGCGCCACGCCGAGGAGTTCTCGGCGCTGCTCGAGGAGCAGACTGCGATCGCGCAGGCTGAGCACGAGCAGTTGGCCGCGAAGGCTCGCGAGCAGGGCAATCCCGATGCCGCGGTCGCGCGGATCAGGCCCGGTCCGAAGCGAAGCTTCGAGACGAGCAAGGTCGACCGCGTCGACGTCGCTCGGTGCCCGCACTGCGCCACGCATCACGACGCCGCACACGAGTGCCCGTCGTGCGGCACCGAGACGCCGGAGCAGCCGCAGAACCCGACCTTGGCCAGGCGGCCCGTGAAGCCCTGGCAGATCAGGGAGTGGGCATACATCCAGGGCGTTGACTGCCCTCCGCGCGGGCCGGTCCCGCGGCGCGTGGTCGAGGCGTTCGCCCGCGCGCATCGCATGATGCCGAACCGATCGGCGAGCGCATGACGAGCATCTACATCGGCGTGGACCCCGGCACGGTCCCCGGCATCGTCGTGCTGCAGATCGAGGACGGCTACGGCGTGAGCCTTGCTGCCCACGCGCTGCAGTGCACGGCTGGCATCGCCGCGGCCGTCGTCGACCACCTGCTGACGGACGCAGTCGAGTCAGCTGACGGCCCGGCGGGCGTCGTGCTGGCCGCGGAGAAGTTCGTCGTCGGCAAGGCCTCGATGCGCTCGGCCGGAGCCGGCGCCGTCACCCGCGACCTGGTTGGCCAGCTGCAGCGCGTCGCAACCCTGCACGGCGTCCGTTACGTCGAGCGCACCGCCAGCCAGGTCAAGCCGTGGGCCACCGACGACCGGCTCGCCCACGCCCGGCTCCTCGAGCCGACCAAGGCCATGCGGCACAGCCGTGACGCCGCCCGCCACGCCCTCTTCGCCGCCGTACACGACGGCGCACTGACCGACCCCCTCTCCCGAAAGGCACCCCGATGACGACCGTTCCCACCCCCGCCGAGTTCCTCGCGAGCAGCGAGCCGGACGAGGAGTACGACGACCTCGACCCGATGACCTCCTTCGAGCACCGCCTCCGCATGCTGGAGAGTTGGGTCTACGAGCTCGCCGGCGGCGCGGCTCCCGTCGCGGCCGTGCTCGACAACGCGCCGTGCACGGACTGCGAGGCGAACCGCGCCAACTATCTCGACGCGGACGCCGATCGTCAGCGCCTCACCAGCGAGGTGATGAGCCTGGCCGAGCGCACGGCACGGGCCGAGAGCTTGGTCGAGCAGATCGAGGCCATCGTCAAGAAGTCCACCAGCCAGGTGTCGCTGGCCGTGAAGGCCGCCATCGAGGCCTGTCGTACGCCGGCTGAGACCGCCGAGCCGGAGGGCGAGCCTGCCCCTGACGGGCACATCAGCAAGGCCGAGCGCGACCAGATGCTCGGCACCGAGACCCCCTCCCCGGCGCCGGGAGCGCCTGCTGTCGACGAAGCCGCCGGGCCGGGAATCCCGTCGCAGGACGTCCCGCAGGCGAGCGCCGGGGAGGGCTCCAGTTCTCACTCGGAGGCCACAAGTGAGAACAGCGGGGCCGGTGTTCTCACCCAGCCTGCGCAGGACGCCCCTGTCGAGGCGTGGCGCACGTACGCCCGGTTCCTCGGGCACGGTCGGACCGGCCCAGCGTTCAACGAGCTGGAGGCCATGAACCGATCACAGATCCGCACCCTGCTCGGCGTCGAGCAGCCCGTCACACCGGTGGCGGAATGATGCCCTCGTCGGGCGTTGGGTCCACCTCGCGGCTCGGCGTCTCCACGCTCGCCCAGATGTCTAGGACCTCCGAGACCAGATCGTCGGCGCTCTTTGCCCGGTTCCGAGGGCGCTTGTTGGCCTTCCGGTACGCCTTCGGGTCAGACATCCATTGGGTGAGGTCGCCGCTCATCCGAGTGATCAGGGCGATGTCCTTGGCCAGCGCGTTTTCCGTCGACGAGATCTCACTGGAGAACTCGGCGAGGTCGCGGGCCAGTTCTGGGGCGACCCTCACTGCGGCCGCCTCCACCATGAAAATCTCGGCCTGGACATCGAAGATCAGTTGCCCAGCCACGTGCCGTTCGGGCCGATCGATCAGTTCGCCCATAGCTCGTCTCGACGCAGCCATCAGTGCACCCGCCTTGACGCGCAACTCGGCCTCTGCGCCCGATCTCCGCTCGGAGCGGAGGGTCCAGACCACGGCGAACCAGGTCACCAATCCGCCGACGATCCCCGCTCCGATGCCGTCGAAGCCGTGCTCAAGCCACCACTGCCAGGTGTCGGATGCCCAGATCGTCACGTGCCGGAACGTACCTCGTCGGGCCGATAGCGGTATCGGGACCCGGTCATGACGTTCCTGGCGTCCCACCCCGGGACGTGCATCGCGTGCGGTGAGCGGTTCGGCGCGGGGGCTGAGATCGAGTTCGCCGGCAGCGTCACGGTGTCTTCAGGAAGCCTCTTGGGGGCGTACCCGACGTACACCCACGCGGTCTGCCCGCCCAGCGTGCTCGACCAGCAGCGCCCGGCCTGCCCGTCGTGCTTCCTCGAGCTGCCGGTGTCCGGTGTCTGCGGGGAGTGCTCGTGAGCTGGTCAGACCCCGTCGGGGAAGAAGTTCGGGTCGGGCTTGAGCGTCCAGAGGCCGTACTCCCGGGGCGTGCCCTTGGGCGGCGTCTCGTCCGTCATGGCGAAGGCCCAACGCACCGCGCCGGGGGCCTTCTCGAACGCCGTTGCGTCCCGCACCACACCGGCCTTGGCGGGCGCGAAGGCGCCAGGCGGGAACGCCAGGTAGTGGAACTTCAGCCCTGCGACGAACGTGCCGTGGTTGGTCATCCACAGCTCCACGAGCTCGTTCATGAAGTAGGCCAGCTGCTGTTTGGCCACCTCCTGGGTCGGCACGGCGGGCAGGTTCTTCACGACAGTCACGATCGGCACGAAGCCATGATGCGCGGTGGCTCCGACACTTCGCAGGCGATCCGGCCATGACCAGCTGCGGGGACAAGGTCGCCTACCTGTCCGAGTACCTCGCGCACAACGCCGCCGTGCTGCACACCTTCCTGCACCCCGAGTGCACCGACGTCCGCGCGTACCCGTGCCCGGCGTCGGTCCGGGGTGGAGGCGATCGGCACTGGCACGTCGGCCACAAGCACAAGGCCGCCGGCGAGCGGTGCAAGGAGTCGGTCCCGAACCGGCCGCGTCCGCATCCGCCGGCACACACCCATCACCCCAGCCCGAGCGCGAAGCCCGGGCCGAAGAAATCCCGATCCCGAGGAGCAGCGTGACCATCCACCAGCAGGCAGACCACGCCGGCCAGACGTTCGCCGAGCACGTCGCGGACTACGCCCTGGCGGGCTGGCCCTGCGTCTTCCCGGTGCCGTCGCACGACAAGCACCCGCCGCCGGTCGGCTTCACCGGCGCCGAGGGCCGCGACACGCCGCCCGAGCAGCTGGTCGCATGGGCCGGGTCCCATCCGGGGCACAGCATCGCGCTGCGCATGCCCGACGGCGTCATCGGCATCGACGTCGACCAGTACGAGAAGAAGGGCACCCAGAAGCGCGGCGCCGAGACCTTGGCGGCCTGCGTCGCGAAGTGGGGCCCGCTGCCGCCGACCTGGTCGAGCACCGCGCGCGGCCCTGGGCAGCCCAGCCGGATCCTCCTGTTCCGGGCGCCTGCCCAGCGCTACGCCACGAAGCTCACCGGCCAGCAGCCCGACGGCCAGGGCGGCTTCGTGACGACCGGCGACATCGAGGTCATCCAGCGCCACCACCGCTACGCCGTCGTCTGGCCGAGCCCCCACACCGAGACCGGCCAGCCCTACCGCTGGTACGACCCGACCGGCGCGGCGGCTGACCGAGTGCCGTCGCCGTCCGAGCTCGCCGAGCTGCCCGCCGCGTGGGTGGCCGGGCTGGCCGAGGGCGCCTCGGCCGCGGCCCCGGCGTCGGCGCCCCACGCGGCTGGCGAGGCGCTGCTCGACCAGCTGCGCTCGGACTGGCGGCCGGAGTGCGCGGAGATCACCAGCGCCCGGCTGCAGGCCGTCGAGGAGCTCGGCAGGTCGGACGCCGGCTCGCGCCACGATGCCATGACTGCGCGGGTACACCACCTCATCCAGCTCGCGGCACACGGCCACGCTGGCGTCGCGCACGCCCTGGCCGCCGTCACCGAGCTGTGGGCCGCGCTGACGGCCGGGGAGGACCGCGAGGACGAGCTCGAGCGGTCCATGCGCGACAGCGCGCGCAAGGCCGTGACCGTCGTCGGTGCCGTGCAGCTGCCCTTGGAGCCGTGCCTGTCCGGCGGCACGGTGCTGCAGGTCCAGGCGCCGACGCCCGGTGACGACCGTCCGGCGGACCCCACCCGACCCGAACTGGTGGGCGTCGAGGCCGACCAGCAGTGGAACATCCGCACCTACATCGGCGTCGAGGCCTTCGACCCGCTGGCCCAGCTCGACCAGAAGCTCGCCCACAGCGTGCTGCAGCGCACCGCGCCGGCAGTCAGGTACGCCTTCGACTCCCGGACGTGGCTGCTGCGACTGACCGACCGCTGGGAGACGCGCCGCGAGCTCGCGCCGTGGCTGGTCTCCGAGGTCGCCTGGCTGATGCCCCTAGGCGACCCCACCGCGGAGAAGGGATCGGACCCCCACACCCGCGCGGCGGTACGCCAGCGGCTCATGACCAACGCCGGCGCGAAGGCCGTCGCCGGGAAGATCGACGCCCTGGTCGCGGCCGGCACCTACCCCGGCTCGGTGGCCCTCGGCGACCTCGACGCCGACCCTGAGGTGCTGTGGGCCGGCGGCGTGCCCTGGTCCCTGCGGTTCAGCGACGTCGAGCCGGTACTGGCCGAGCACATCGACCCGAACACCCCGCACATGCACAGCTGCGGCGTCACGCCGGCCGTCGTGCCGACCCCGATGTGGGACGCCTTCCTGGCCGCGGTGTGGCCCGACCCCGGCACCCGGGCGTGGGCGCTGCGGGTGCTCTCGATCGCCTTTACCGGCTACGCCGACCGCGCGCTGCCGGTGCTGCTCGGCGAGACCGGCCGCGGCAAGACGCAGGTGGTCGACCTGCTGATGAGCGTGCTCGGGTCGTACGCCCACGCGGCCAACCCGAAGCTGCTCACGAACACCGGCGCGCACGACACCATCCGCTACTCGCTCAAGGGCCGCCGGCTCTCGTTCATCGACGAGGCCCCGGCTGAGAACCGGGCCGGCCAGGAGCACCTCAAGCAGCTCACCGGCGGCGGCGAGATCACCGCCAACCAGATGCACAAGGACCCGATCACCTTCCGACCCACCCACACGCTCGTGCTCACGGCCAACGACGAGCCGCTGCTCACCGACCCGGCCGTGCGGGCCCGGGTGCGGCTCATCCCCTGCGAGGGCGACCCCGAGCAGGTCCGGGCCGCTCGAGCAGCCATCGGGTCCGTACGTTCCGCAGGCTGGCGCGCTGAGGCGCCCGGCGTCCTGGCATCGATGATGCGCGAGGCGGCCGGGTGGCTGGCCGATCCCAGCACCGGCTCGATGGAGGCGGCCCCGGAGCACCTGATGTACCTGGCCGAGCTCCTCGGTGCCGAGCAGGACCCGGTGACCGTGTGGCTCACCGAGGAGACCGAGCCATTCGAGGCCGGGACCCCCAGCCGCGAGCTGTACCAGGCCTTCCGTGCCTCCTGCCAGCGATCGGGGCACCGCAACGACCTGATCCCCACGGAGACCCGCTGGGGTCGTGAGCTCGAGCGCCGCGGCTACCCCGCGATGCGGACGAAGTACGGCAATCGGCGCCCGCTGCGGGTCCGGTCCGGCGGCTTCCTGCCGGGAATGCCGGATTCCGAACCCTCCACCACTCCGACGACCTCGGCACCGCCCGCCGGCCCCGTTCCGACCGCTCAGGCGCCCTCGACGCCCTCGATCGGTGGAGGGTTGGACAGAACGGGTGCAGGGTTTGTGCAGGGTTCAGACCCCAACCCTGCACCGCTGTTTTCGCAGGTCAACCCCACTGTTTCTGTCGCCGGTGGAGGGTATGCAGGGTTTGACTCAAGTCTTACACGTACGCACACGCCCGCATGCGCGCAGGAACCGCAAACCGAAACAACCCTCCAACCCTCCACCCCGTCTGTGCCGGCGAGGTCCGCGAGGCAGTGCCGCGAGTGCGGCGGGACGACTGGCGCGAAGGGTGTGCACGACAGCGACTGCGCGACCGGGAAGGCCGCCCAGGCCAAGACCGAGGCGGCCCGGACGAAGCGCGCCGAGGCGGCCGCGACGAAGCGGCTCGAGGCGATCGCCGCCGCGTCCGGGGCGCAGGTCGCGCTGCCGGCTCTGCTGACCAGGGACGGCGCGATCCGCTCGATCGGCCTCGCGCAGGCCGACGCCCTGCTGGCCACCATCACCGGCGAGTCCGGCCACGGCGAGCTCACGGTCGACGTCGAGCACACGGGCTACCCGATCGGCCACCGCCACTACGCCCTGCGCACGATCCAGCTCGGTGACGAGAACCTCGCCGTGGTGCTCGACCATGAGGGCCCGGACGCATCCGAGCACGATGCGGTCGCCCGCCGGCACCTCGCCGCGGCTCGCGTGCTGCACGCCCACTCGGCCAGCGCGGACATCGTGCCGCTGGCGGTGGACGGCCTCATCGAGGCTGAGGAGGCGTGGACCCGGATGGTCGACACCGGGACGCTCGCCAAGATCGCCGACCCGGCGCTCACCGGCAACAGCGACGACCTCAAGGGCCTGGCGAAGGCGATGCTCGGCGACGCCGCGCTGGCTCCTGCCGCTGACGCCGCCAGGGCCGAGCTGTTCAAGGCCGGGAAGTGGAAGACCGACATCGAGGTCACCCACGAGATCGAGCAGTCCGGCTGGGCCCAGGTCGACCACCACAGCGAGACCATGGCCCGGTACGACGGATCCGACGTGCTCGACTGTGCGGCCATCGCACGACGGCTCCCCGCCCTCGCACCCGACCAGCTGCACCGCGAGCGCACCGCCCAGCGCATGACTGCACGGGTCGCGCACACCGGCTTCCGGTTCGTGCCCGAGCAGATCGACCGGCTCCACGACGAGCACTCGACCAGCAAGGCCAAACTCGCCGCGCTGATCCCGGTCGAGAACCCCGGCAGCAACGACCAGCTCGGAGCCATGCTCACCGCGATGGGCGCCGCGCTGCCTCGGACCGGCACCGGCAAGCCCTCAGTCGCCAAGGGTGTGCTCGAGCCGATCGCCGGCGCCCGCGGCTCGGAGCGCACCTGGGCAGCCGAGGCCACCAGCGAGGTCCAGCACATGGCCCGGGTGATCCTCGACTGGCGGCATGCCGACACCGCGCTCAAGCTCTTCCTCGACCCGTGGCGCGACATGGTGCGCAACGGGGACGGCCGAGCCCGCTCCACCGTGCACACCCTCGGCGCCGACACCGGACGCATGTCCTCGGTCCGGTTCAACCTCCAGCAGATCAGCCGCGAGGGCGGCATGCGTGCGTGCATCTCCGCCGACCCTGGCTACCTGCTCATCACCGCCGACTTTGCCTCGGTCGAGATCCGCGTGGCGGCCGCGCTCAGCCAGGACAAGGCGCTGATCGAGATGCTCCTCAACGGCGTCGACCTGCACGCCGAGATCGCCAAGCTGGTCTGGGGTCCGAGCTTCACCAAGTCCAACCGCTACATGGCCAAGCGCAAGGTCTTCGGCCGGATCTACGGCCAGGGTGTCGACGGCATGGCCCGCACCGACGGCGCCGGCGTGGACGTGGCCCGCAGCGTCATCTCCGCCATGGACGCGATGACGCCCGGCCTGACCGAGTGGAGCCGGATGCTTCGCGGCGGAGTCGAGTCCGGCCACACGCAGTACCCGACGTACGCCGGCCGCGTGATCCACCTGCCTAAGGCCGCGCCCCACGCAGGCCCCAACTACGCGATCCAGGGCACCGCCCGCGAGCTGCTCATTGACGCGCTGATGCGCTGGGAGCAGACCCCCTGGGGTCACTGCACGCTCATGCCGGTGCACGACGAGATCCTCGCGATGGTGCCCGAGCACCAGGCGCTCGAGGCGACTGAGGCGCTCAAGGCGTGCATGGCCACCGAGCTCTACGGCGTACCGATCGTGGCCGAGGCCGACGAACCCAGCTTCGAGTGGAAGGACTCGGCATGACGACCACGACCTGCCAGCACTGCCCTGCGACCACGACCGGCGGCGCTGCTCTGTGCCCGCGCTGCCTGAAGACCGTCCAGCACGCGCTGACGAACATCGGCGCGTCCTACGCCGACCTCGATCGAGTCACCTTCGGCGGCGTCCGACGACGCGGATCGACGGCCTCGGACCCTACGTGGACTCGCGCAGCGGCCATCCGGTTGGACCCGCTCACCGCTGCTGACGAGGTGGCCACCAACGCCCTGACGACGTGGGCCCGCGTTCTGATCGATGACCGACCCCAAGCCGGCACGATGCCGCGCACGGTGCCTGAGCTCGCAATCTGGTTGAGCGACCACCTGCGCTCGATCTCCACCCTGGGCTGGGCCGGCGACATGGCGCGGGACCTCCTCGACGCCGAGCGACAGCTCAAGCGGGTGACCGAACGACTGCGCACCGGGAACTACCTCGGCCTGTGCGGCAACGTCATTCGACCCGAGGTCGTCCACGACAGCCGGTCGTGCGCGTGCAGCTGCCACCTGTCCGAGCTGCTGAGCAGAGACGCACCCGGGGCCTTCGCCTGCGATGTGCCGGGCGGCTGTCACCCCGACGAGCCCGCCGTACCGGCGGAGCTGTGCGTCCAGCCGCTCTACGCACCGACTCACCGCAGCGCCGTGACGTGTCTGTGCGGCGGGACGTGGGATGTCCAGGCGCGGCGCCAGCAGCTGGTGCGTGCTGCGGAGGACGAACTCCTCCCCGTGGCAGGGATCGCTCGGCTGGCGGCGGTGTTCACCGGCGAGGTGAACGTGGCCAAGGTGGAGGCACGCATCCGGCAGTGGGCAGCACGCGGCAAGGTCGAAGTGGCTGACATCCAGCGGATCGATGGTCGGCCACGCCGCGTCTACCGGGTGGGTGACGTGCTCGATCTGCTGGCTCTCGACACGCAGAATCGGCACACCGCGTGATGTTGGTGCTACGGTTGTCACGTCCAAGTCGGTGCGGTAGCCATGCCCACAGCTTGGACGTTCTGCATTTCGGGGCCTGCTGATGGGCGGCTCGAAGTACGGGTGGGACCACCAGCAGGAGCGAGAGCGCTGGCGTCCGATCGTGGCAGCAGGCGAGGCCTACTGCGCTGAGCCCGTGTGCTTGATGCGCTCGAGGTGGATCCAGCCCGCCCTCGCCAACACACAGCTGTGGCATGTGTGCCACGACCCCAGCGGCCAGATCGTGATCGGGGTCGGGCACCGCAGGTGCAACCTGGCTGAGGCTGCCCGCCGGGGCAACCGGATGCGCCGACGGCGCCCGAAGAAGCCCGAGCCGCCCTCGCAGTGGTGGCGTCCATGACAGGCCCCGGGGCCCCTCAGAAGTTCAGGCTTGGAGGCTCCTGACCGCCGCCGTCTTGCTCGCCCCCACCCGGCCTGACCGTCGTTACGTAACCGAGGTGGGTGAGACGCAACGATGCCCACTGCCATCCGGCCGTGCGAGGAGTGCGGCGAGCCCTTCGAGGCCAAGACCAAGCGCGCCAAGTTCTGCGGCGCCACCTGCCGCGTCCGCGCGAACCGCCGCCCGTCGAAGACCGGCGCCGCGAAGGCCGCCGCCGGTGGAACGGTGACCCATCTGCCGATCGCTGGCGGCCCGCTCGACCAGACGTCGCCGGCGGACCCGTCCGTCGAGGACATCGTCGGCAGCCTCGCCGAGCAGGTGCGCAAGACGCTGACGGAAGCGAAAGCCCTCGACACCATCGCGGGCGCGCAGGCCGTCCGCATCGCGCGCCAGATCGACCGCGGCGACGACTCCGGGTCTGCGGTCGCGACGCTGTCGAAGGAGCTCTCGCGCCTGGTCGCCGAGGCGAAGGTCGAAGCCGCCCCGCGGATCAGGGACGCCGCTGACGACGTCATGGAGCGCGTCGCCCAGAAGCTCAGCCTGGTGGCGCAGTGAGTACCGCGACGCTCGAGGTGCCGCGGCGGCTCGCACCGTCCCCGGACCGGACGATCGACCTGACGGCACCCGACGAGCTCGTGCTCCCGGCGTTCTGGCACTGCCCGGACTACGCCCTCACGATCGGACCGGAGGTCGCCGACCTCAACCGGCTGTTCGGGTACGGCCCAAACCCGGAGCAGTGCCTGCTTCTGGACGGCAACTTCGGCATGGACCTGCGCGGCCGGCTGACCGCGTTCGAGGTCTTCGTGCTCGCAGCCAGGCAGAACCTGAAGACCGGCTTCTTCATCCAGCGGGCGCTAGGTAAAGCGCTGCTGATGAAGCGCCGCCTGCAGATCTGGACCGCCCACAAGGAGTCGGCCACCGACCAGGCCTTCGCAGAGTTCGTCGCGATGATGGAGCGCTCCGCCGAGCTCTCCAAGCGGGTGCGGCGGATGCCGGAGGGCAAGGGCTCGAAGGCGATCGAGTTCGTCAACGGCTGCGCGATCGTCTTCCGTCCGCGCACGGGCAAGGCCGGACAGTCGATGTCCGCCGACGACGTCGACCTGGACGAGTACTTCGCCGTCGAGCCGAAGCACGAGGGCTCGCTGCTGCCGACGATGTCGACGCGCGTGAACGCCCAGGTGGGCGGTGCGAGCTCAGCACCCCACAAGGGCAGCGACACCCAGCGCACGCTTATGGCGCGCGGTCGGGCCGCCGCCGAGGGCCGGGCGGAGGAGCCGCGGCTGCTGTACGCCGAGTGGTCGCCGATCCGCCGGACAGGCACCAAGCTCGACGGCTCGCCGAAGTACGGGCCGCCGCCGTGTCGGCACAAGAAGTGCGACCACGCCATCGACGCCGAAGGGTGCATCGCCGACGACCGTGAGGTCATCAAGATCGCCAACCCGAGCGTGGGCCGCTCGTTTCCGCCCGCGATCAGCTGGGACTACATCGGTGACGAGCGGCGCAAGCTGCAGGGCGACGCGATCGAGGAGTACTTCAAGGAGCGCCTCAGCGTCGGTGTCGAGGACCACGACGCCGACGGCCAGACGATCTTCGGTCCCGCGCACACCTGGACCGACGGGCGCCGGGAGTTCGTGGCCGATGGGGTTGGCGCGGTCGGCATCGCGATGTCTGCGGACCGTCAGTGGATCGGGCTCACCGGAGCATCGCTGATCGAGGTCGTCGAGGACGAAGACCCCGAGGCCGAGCCGGTCGACCTGATCCTGGTGGCGCCCATCCTGCACACCACCGACGCGGCCGCGGCGATCGCCGAGGCCAAGCGGATCCAGGACAAGCACGACTGCGTGGTAGTCCTCGACGACGGCGGCCCGGCCTCGACCCTGCTCGAGGACTTCGAGGACGAGGACGTCGCGGTCGAGACGCTGACGCTGAAGCAGTACGCCAAGGCGTCGGGCGACTTCTACGACGGCGTGGCCAAGTCGCCGCGCCGGATCGTCTACCTCGCCAACGCCGAGCTCGACACGCAGGTCGGGGTCGCCGAGTGGAAGTGGGTCGGTGACCACCGGGTCATCGGCCGCCGAGATGGCCAGGAAGCCGTCGACACCACCCTCCTCGAGGCCGCCGTCCTGGCCGCCGACCAGGCCGCCCTCGGCGGCTCCTTCAACATCGCCTGATCGGAGACCACCATGAGCACCACGACCGACACCCCCAAGGTCGCGCCGCTCGTCGAGCTCCTCGGCGTCCTGGTTCTGGTCGTCGGTGCCGGCTTCATCGTGGCCGCCGCTGCCCTAGTCTCGACCGCCCTGGCCTGCCTGGCCGCGGGCGTCTTCCTCATCGTCGGCGGCATCGTCGCGGTCTACGTCGCCTCGGTGCTCGACCGGCCTGAGCCGAAGAAGCCGGGTGCCGCATGACCGTCTTCGGAAGCGTGCGCAGCGCTCGCAACGCGATCGACGCGGAGAACCCCGAGCTCCCGCTGACCGACACGACGCTGCTGCAGGCGCTCGGCGTCCAGAGCAATCTCAGCGGGACGAATGTCAACGAGGTCACGGCCCTGGGCGTGCCCGCCGTGTGGCGTGCCATGCAGGTCACCTGCAACGTCCCCGCCGCGCTCCCGCTGCACGCCTTCCGCGAGGTCCAGAACGCCCGCGTGCCGGCCGTCGGGCACTCGGCGCGGCTGATCGACGACCCCCACCCGGACATGACCCCGTTCGAGTTCTGGCAGACCGTCTACTTCCACCGTCGCGCATGGGGCAACGCCTACGTGCGCAAGCTGCGCAACCCCCTCGGCCAGATCGCCGAACTCTGGCCAATCCACCCCGGCCGCGTCCGGGTTGGCCGCGAGTCCGACGCAGGGCGCAAGGTCTACGCCATCGACGGCGGCCGCGAGGTGCTCTCCGACAACGAGATCCTGCACCTGCCCGGGCTCGGGTACGACGGCATCTGCGGCGTCTCGCCCATCCGCGCGGCTCGGGAGTCCATCGGCATGGCCCTGGCCGCCCAGGAGTACGGCGCGCGGCTCTTCGGCTCGGGCGCCTTGGCCACAGGCGTCCTGCAGACCGAACAGCGTCTCACCCAGCGGCAGGCCGACCAGCTCGCGACCCGGTGGAAGGAGAAGCGCACCGGGCTGGAGTCCGCGCACGGCACCGTCGTTCTCGACAAGGGCGCCACCTTCCACCAGCTCTCGATCAACCCGGACGACGCGCAGTTCCTCGAGTCGCGCCGGTTCCAGGTCGTCGAGATCTGCCGCTGGTTCGGCATCCCACCGTTTCTGATGTTCGAGACCGAGAAGTCGACAAGCTGGGGCACGGGCCTCGAGCAGCAGGCACTCGGCTGGGTGAAGTTCGACCTCGGCCCCGAGCTCACCTCCGTCGAGCAGCGCGTCACCAAGCACGTGCTGAAGCCGACCCCGGTCTACGCGAAGTACGCCGTCGAGGGCCTGCTGCGGGGCGACTCCGCCGCGCGTGCCGCCTTCTACAAGGCGATGTGGGAGCTCGGCGCCCTGTCGACGAACGAGATCCGCGCCTACGAGGAGCAGGCACCGGTCGAGGGCGGCGACGTTCGCTACCGGCCGCTCAACTTCGGCGAGCTCGGCACGACCGACACCGGCAGCACCAACGAGCCCCAGGAGGTTCCGGTCAATGCGTAACATCCCCGGCCTGACGAGCGAGGTCGTAGCCCGCGCCTCCCAGCTCGCGTCGAAGACCCGAGAGGCCCGCGCCGCGGTCAAGCCCGTGGAGAGTCCCACGGCGTCCATCCCCTCGACCAAGGTCGAGGGCGGCACGCTGGTCATCCGCCTCTACGACTACATCGACTCCGACGGCGGCTACTGGGGCATCTCGGCGGACGAGTTCGCCCAGGCGATCGACAACGCCGAAGAGGCGATCGACCACATTGAGCTCCGGATCAACTCCGGTGGCGGTTCGGTGTGGGACGGCCTCGCACTGCTCAACACCTTGCGGGACCACCCGGCGCCCGTGAAGGCGATCGTCGACGGCGTCGCTGCCTCGGCCGCGTCGTTCATCGCCGTGGCCTGCGACGAGGTCGTGATGATGCCCAACTCCCGCCTGATGATCCACGACGCCCTCGCCGTCTGCGCCGGCCAGGCGGTCGACATGCGCGAGTGCGCCGACTTCCTCGACGACACCTCCGACAACATCGCCGAGATCTACGCGACCAAGGCCGGCGGCACCACCGCCGAGTGGCGCACGACCATGACCGCCAAGGGCCTGATGGGCCAGTGGTACTCCGCCCAGGAGGCCGTTGACGCAGGACTGGCCGACCGCGTCGGAGGCGCCGACGCACCGGAGAACCGCGCACCGAGCGAGCAGGCGCCGAGTGAGCCCACCCCGGCGCCCAGCCCCGCTCCGGCGCCGGAGCCTCCGGCCGCCGCGGACTACACCGCCAAGGCCATGGCGCGCCGACAGGCCGAGAACGCCCGCAAGCACGGGATGCAGGCCTCGTGACCACCGCCGTCCACCACCGACTTCTCCGCGGGACCAGCCCGTCGGGGATCCAGCCCGCCGCGTCCGCGTGCGGGAGCTCCGCCACGCGGAAGAAGGGATAACCAGCATGCCCACCATCCAGCAGCTGACCAACGAGCGGGCCAACATCTGGGAGCAGATGAAGGACGTCATGTCCGAGGCGGAGAAGACCGGCTGGACGGCCGAGCTCACCGCCAAGTACGACGACCTCGAGGCCGACCTCGACAAGAAGGGTGACGACATCACCCGCCAGGAGGCCCACGCCAAGCGCGAGGAGGCCTTCAACAAGGTCGACCGCTCCGGCGTCATCGCCCCCGAGGACTCCGCCGACAAGGGCAGCCTCGGCGACGAGCCCGCCAAGGGCTACACCGAGGCCTTCGCCCGCTACATGCGCCACGGCATGGCCGCCCTGGCCCACGACGACCAGAAGGTGCTGCAGGCCGGCTTCGTTCAGGGCCCGCAGAACGCCGCCGGCGTCGGCACCGGCGCGGCCGGTGGCTACACCGTGCCGCCGGCCTTCCGCGCGAAGCTCATCGAGCGGATGAACTTCGTGGCCGCAATGCGTCAGCTGGCCGAGGTCATCAACACCGAGACCGGCGCCAGCTTGCCCTGGCCCACGGTCGACGACACCGCCAACGAGGGCGCGATCCTTGCCGAGAACACCCAGGTCACCGAGCAGGACGTGACCTTCGGCCAGGCCAACCTCGACGCGTACATGTACACCTCGAAGCTCGTCCGCGTGTCCCTGCAACTGCTGCAGGACAACGCCTTCGGTCTCGAGGCGTGGCTGGCCAACGCCCTCGGCGCCCGGATCGGTCGCGTCCAGAACCGGCACTTCACCGTCGGCACCGGCGTCGGCCAGCCTGACGGCATCGTGACCTCGGCCTCCGTCGGCGTCACCGCTGCCGCGGTCGCGGCCATCACGTACGACGAGCTGGTCGACCTCACCGAGTCGCTCGACCCGGCGTACCTGGCCGGCGGCAACGTCCGGTTCATGATGAGCCAGGCGGCACGCAAGACGCTGCGCAAGCTCAAGGACTCCCAGAACCGTCCGCTGTGGGAGCCCTCGCTCCAGGCCGGCACGCCCGACAGCCTCATGGGCTACGGCCTCACGCTGAACAACTACATGTCGGCCCCCGCGACCGGCGTGAAGTCGATCCTGTTCGGCGACATCCGCGAGGCCTACGTCATCCGCGACGTCTCCGACTTCGCGCTCCTGCGGCTGGCCGAGCGATACGCCGACTTCCTCCAGGTCGGCTTCATCGGCTTCCAGCGCTCCGACGGCACCCTGCAGAACGCCGCGGCTGTCAAGGCGCTCCAGCAGGCCTGATCGTCACGGCTCCGGCGGGCTCGGCCACTTCCCCGGGCCCGCCGGAGTCCCCAGCACCACCTCTCGGAACACACCCCAGAAGGGACACCGCCATGGCGACCAGCAAGCCGAAGACCGAGACCACCACCGCCAGCAGCGAGGGCAACACCGCCGTGCCGCACGAGGGCGACCACGACCGCGTGCAGATGCTCTCCCTGCGCGCCGACGGCACTCCGGACCAGCACAACCCGGAGATCATCGGCGACAAGGAGACCGCCATCGCCGCGGCCAAGGAGCAGTTCAAGCAGCAGGCCGTCTCCGCCGCCGACAGCGTCAACGCCGGCACCGGCGGCACCACCGTCGAGGACGCGCCCCAGGACCCGGCGATCGAGGCGGCCAAGACCGAGCACGAGAAGGTCGCGGCCGCCGCCGAGAAGGCCGCCGAGTCGGTCGTCGACACCCTCAGCTCCGACACCGCCAAGAGCTGACCCCAGCGCTGCTCGCCCCGCGCCCGTTCCCGCGGGGCGAGCAGCACCCGGCCCGACACGACACCGAAAGGAGGCACCGTGGCCATCACGAAGGAGCAGCTCCGCGACGAGGTCAAGACCCAGGGCGAGGACGCACTGCTGGAGCGGTGCCTCGCAGTCACCGACCAACTGCTGACGACCTACCTCGAGGACAACCTCGACGCCGCAGACCTGGCCGCCCTGCCGGATGTCGTGCGCGACCAGGCGTGGCTCACCGCGGCGGTCGACGCGTTCAACCAGTCCAAGGCGCCGAACGGCATCGTCAACCAGGAGTACGACCTGGGCAACGGCGAGGTCACCTCGACGCCGGTCCGGATCAGCCGCGACCCGCTGCGCGGCGCCCGCGCGGTGCTCGAGATGTACGTCGGGCCGGCGATCGCATGAGCCGCCTCTCCGACCTGCGTGACGGCCTGAAGACCAAGCTGACGGACGCCGGCGTCTTCGCCTTCACGATCGTGCCCGAGAACGCCACGCCGCCGTTCGTCTTCGCCGCCCCCGACGACCCGTACATCTCGTTCGAGCACCGCGACGACCTCGCCTACGGCGAAGCCCTGGTGCGCCACCGCCTCGGCCTCGTGGTCGCGGCCGGCGTCAACGAGTACGAGGCCAACGAGCTCGACGCCCTGCTCCTGCAGGTGCTCGGCATCGACTTCGACCCCCACTTCATCGAGTCGGTCGACGAGCCCGGACAGATCCGGATCAACGGCCAGACCCACCTCGCGGTCGCGGTGCACCTCGCCGCGGCCTTCAACCCCACGGAGGCACCGTGATCACGCTCGAGGACGTCCGCGCCTACCTGACGGACAACAAGATCGAGGGCACCTGGGACGACGAGCGCGTCTCCGGCGTCCTGGCGGCCGAGCACGGCGCGCAGCGCTCCGTGCTCGACCTGCCCTCGCCGCGGCCCGCCGAGGCCGACGAGGCCCTGCTGCGCCGCGTCGTGCACAACCTGACGACCTCCACCAGCAAGGCCGTCGAACGCATCGGCATCCACGGCGACGGCGTGCGCGACCTCGAGCGGCTCTGGAGCCGCCGGCGCGCAGCCGAGCCCACCGAGGCCCCGGCACCCCGGGCCAACACCCAGAGCTCTCGCCGCAAGCGGGCGGCGAAGAAGACGGCCGCCACGTCGGCCACCACCCCGAAGGAGAACAGCTGATGGCCGACATCGGAACCCGCAAGCTCAAGCTGGAGGTCAACGGGGTCGACTACACCCCCCAGGTCTCCAACGTCCGCCTCACGTCCGCGGAGGCCGACTCGGACTTCGTCTCGTTCGCCGACGCGGCGGCCGGCGGCGCCCGCGACTACAAGCTCGCGATCACCCTCAAGCAGGACGCCGCCGCCGGCACCCTGTGGACCGAGATCTTCGAGAACGCCGGCGACGACGTCCCGTACACCGTCATGCCGTACGGCAACGCAGTCGCCACCGCAGCCGAGCCGCACTTCGAGGGCACCTGCACCATCACCGAGCCCGACGGCGACCTCCTCGGCGGCGAGGCGAACAAGTCCAACACCGCCAAGATGACCATCGAGGTCGAGTTCCCCTGCACGGCCAAGCCGGCCAAGGTCACGGCCTGACCGGCGCCTGAGCGAGCCCTGCCGTGTCCCGCAGCGAGTACATCAGCACCCGGATCGACGGTCTCAACGCCGTCGTCCGAGCGCTGCTCGCCATGGGGCTCGACGTCGAGGACCTCAGGGGCGCGTTCTCCGAGATCGCCCGATTCGGCGCGGTGCTGGCTGCACGTCACGCACCGCGTCGATCCGGGCGTCTCGCCGGCGACATCCGCGGCAACCGCGCCCGCAACAAGGCCGTCATCGCCGCCGGCCGCGTCGCGGTGCCGTACGCCGGCCCCATCAACTACGGCTGGGCGGCCCGCGGCATCAAGCCGAGCGGCTTCATGCAGAAGGCCGACGAGGAGCTGCAGCCCTACGCGCTGCGCGTCCTCGAGCACGACATCAACGCCCAGATCCGCAGCCGCGGCCTGGCATGACCAGCACAGCAATAGGAACGGAGCACACGATGAGCACCAGCACGGACGAGACCAACGAGAAGCTCTCCTTCTCGGACATGGTCGGCAGCCTCACCGGCTACGAAGAGGTCGCGATCGAGGAGCGCTTCGGCCAGCCGGTCGGACACCTCATGCGAGCCGCCCTGACCAAGGCCGGACGCGCGCTGATCTTCATCGACGAGCAGCGCAAGGGCGCCAAGGCCCCGGCCGCCTACAAGGCCGCCATGGAGCTGCGCCTCGAGCAGGTCAACGAGCGCTTCTTCGACGACGACGAGGACGCCGACGACTTCGACCCGGACAACCCCGACACCGAGCTGGGAAAAGACGGCTCGTCCTCCGACTGAGGGCGTACGACCAGGCCGGCTGGTGCCTCATCACGAAGCAGTCAGTCGAGACCTACCGAAGCCTCACCCGCGTCGAGCGTGACGCCTTCCTCGACCTAGCGACCACCCCAAGGAGGTGACCTGAGTGGCCGGTCCGATCCGCATTGCGATCCTCGCCAACGGCTCCCAGGCGCGCCGCGAGCTCGGCCAGGTCCAGAGCTCCCTCGGTCGCCTCTCGGCGTCGGCCTCCAAGGCTGCGAAGGTCGGCTTCGGGGCGCTCGTGCTCGGCGCAGGGGCGCTCGTGAAGAGCTCCATCGACGTCGAGAAGCAGTTCTCGACCTCGATGCGCCTGATCCAGGCCAACACCAAGGCGTCGAGCGACGAGATGCAGAAGCTCAACGACCTCGCGATCAAGCTCGGCGCCGACACCTCGTTCTCCGCCGGCGAGGCCGCCGACGCCATGCTCGAGCTGGCGAAGGCCGGCATCAGCACGAAGACGATCATGGGCGGTGGACTGGCCGGCACCCTGCAGCTGGCTGCCGCCGGCGGCACCGACCTGGCCACCGCCTCGACGATCGCCAGCAACGCGCTGAACACCTTCAACCTGCGCGGCGAGGACATGGCGTCGATCGCCGCGGCACTCGCAGGTGGTGCGAACGCCTCCACGGCCTCCGTGGAGTCGCTCGGTCAGGCCCTCGAGCAGGTCGGCCCCGGCGCGACGAACGTGGGCCTCTCGCTGCAGGAGACCGTGGCTGCCCTCTCGGCCTTCGACGCTGCCGGCGTCAAGGGATCGGACGCCGGCACCTCGTTGAAGACGATGCTCGCCCGCCTCATCCCACAGACCGACAAGGCTGCTGGCGCCATGCAGGAGGTCGGCCTCTACACCGAGGAGACCGGCTCTGCCTTCGTCAACGCGAACGGCACCTTCAAGTCGCTCGCCCAGATCAGCGGCATCCTGCAGCGCTCCCTCGGCGGGCTCTCCGACGCGCAGCGCGTCCAGGCGATCAACACCATCTTCGGCTCCGATGCCTCTCGTGCCGCCACGATCCTGACCAACGAGGGCACCAAGGGCATCAAGGCGTACATCAAGGCGACCAGGGATCAGAGCGCCGCGCAGGAGGCTGCCGCCGCGCGCATGGACGGCACCGAGGGTGCCCTCGAGCGGCTCTCCGGCGCGGCCGAGACCGCCCGGCTCCGGCTCGGGCAGGAGCTCGCCCCAATCGTCACCGAGAGCGCGGACGCCCTCGGCGACAAGCTCGTGCCCGCGATGGAGTCGGCGATCGACGCGGGCCACGACATCGCGAACGCGCTGGCACCCGCTGCTCGCGAGGTCGGTGAGGCGCTCGGCCACCTCGCCGGTGAAGGTGACGCGGCCGGCAAGGTCTTCGACGACGTCTTCATCCCCGCCTTGAAGACCAGCGCCGAGATCGTCGGCGGCCTCGTCGACTTCATCGACGACCTGCCCGGCCCGATCAAGACGGTCGGCATCGAAGCCGGCATCGCCGCACTGGTCTTCCCTCGGCTTGCCGCCGGCGTCTCGACCGCCACGGGAGCAATGACGCTGCAGGTCGCCAAGCTGAAGCAGCTGCAAGCCGAGCTCACCTACACCACGACCCGGGCGCAGCTCACCGACACCGTCGCCGCCAGGCTCGGCGGCACGATGCGAACCGTCGCTGGTATCGGCGGCATGACGGCGCTCACGCTCGGCGCCCAGGACTCGAACAAGGCCGTCAGTGCACTCGCCCAGGCAGCCGGCGGCGCGGCGATCGGGTTCTCTCTCGGTGGCCCCTGGGGCGCTGCCATCGGAGGTGGAGCCGGCCTGCTGCTCGGGCTCGCGAACAACAGCCACAAGGCGGCCGAGGCGACCGACGCCACCAAGGAGTCGGTCCGCAACGCCACGCGCCCGTGGCAGGACTACGCCAGCACCCTCGACCAGGCCACCGGCGCGCTGCAGCGCCAGACCCGCGAGATGGCCGCGCAGTCCCTGCGTGACGCCGGCGCGCTGGACCTCGCCCAGCAGGTCGGCCTCAGCTTCGAGACCATCGTCCGCGCGTCGCTCGGCGGAGAGAAGGCGATCCAGAAGGTCACGAACCGAGTCGCCGAGCTCACGGCCGCCACGAGCACGATGCCGATCACCACCGTTGACGCCTACGGCCGGGCCGTCACGACGCTGGCCACGAACTACGGGCCACTCTCCGCCGAGGCGAACTCGTTGGCCGGGATCCTGAAGCTCGAGGCAGGTTCGATCTCGCAGTCGCGCGACCAGACTCTGCTCGCGGCCGTCGCGACCGGCACCTTCCGGAAGAACCTCGACGGGCTCTCGCAGGCGGCGAAGAACAAGATCATCACTCGCGTGGAGGCACCCGGCCTGGTGCAGACCGAGGCCGACGTGCGCAAGTTGCTGCGCGGCATCAAGCTCACCCCGGCCCAGGTGAAGACCACCATCAAGGCCCTCGGGGTGGGCGATGCGATCAGGGATGTCGACCGGTTCGCGGACAACGTCGCCAACCAGACGCCGAAGAAGGCGAAGGAGGGCGGGAAGAAGCTCGGCAAGGCGATCCCGGAGGGCGCGACCCAGGGTCTCGTGCCCGGGCTCGACGCTCTCCGCAAGGAGCTGGTCTCAGGCACGAAGAACGCCACCGACGGCGCGAAGGATCCCGCACGTTCCGGAGGCAACCAGGTCGGCTCGAACCTCGGCGCCGGCCTCTATACGGGCATGGACCCGTGGATCGCGCCGATCTACACCAAGGCCTACCAACTGGCCAGCACTGCTGTGCGGGGCGCGAAGGACGGCGCCAAGACCCAGTCGCCCTCGAGGGAGACGAAGTGGGTCGGCCGGATGCTCGGCGAGGGGCTCACGGTCGGCATGGACGCGGCTGCTCCCGCTGTCGGGATCGCCGGCCGACGCCTGGGCAAGGGCGCCACGGCTGCGATCCTCGCCGGCGCCTCCGGAGGCCTCAGCGAGGTCGAGGACATGCTCGACAGGATCACCAAGCTCGTCGAGAAGACGATCAAGGGTAAGAACGACGACAAGCGCGAGAAGAAGATCCTCAAGGGGTACCGGGATCAGTTCAAGGCGCTGAAGGCCAACGGCGCCCAGATCGACGCGATCAACGAGAAGCTCGAGCAGCAGAAAGCCGCCGTCGAGGCCGCGCAGCAGGCGTACGACGACTACACAGGGGCGATCAAGAGCGCCGTCGCGGCGACTGGTGACGTCACGCAGCTGGGCCGCCAGGACGACGGCACGGTGTCGATCACCTCGCTGATGAACGAGCTCGAGACCAAGGCGATCCGCGCCGAGCGGTTCCAGTCGCTGATGCTGCAGCTCGCCGACGAGGGCCTCTCTCGCGAGCAGGTCGACCAGATGCTCGCTGCCGGCCCGGAGGCCGCCCTCGCCACGGCCGAGGCGATCGCCAGCGGCGGAGAGGCCGCGATCAAGCAGATGAACATCCTGCAGGGGCGTCTGCTGACTGCGGGCGACACCCTCGCCACCAGTCTGGCCGCTCGCTTCGGCCCGCCGCTCTCCAACGCCACGTATCTCGCTGGAGTGCAGGCTGCGCAGGGCCTGGTCAACGGCACGCTCGTCGATCTGGCCGCAGCCGAGGCGGCGGGCGAGGTACTGGCGGCCGCGCTCCTGAAGGGCGTCAAGAAGAAGCTCAAGATCAAGTCCCCGAGCCGTGTCTTCCGCGACATCGGCGGCAACGTGGTCGACGGCCTGCGCATCGGCATCGACACCAACAGCTCGTTCGCTCGAGGCGCCGCGGAGTCGCTCGCGGGCGACGTCGTGGACGGCTTCGGTTCACCGGCGATCGCCGCCTGGGCGTCGGCGCCCGGCGCCACCTCGGCTAGCACGATCCGCGTGCGTCTCTCGGCCGAGCAGGTGTCGCAGCTGCAGCGCGGCCGCGAGATCCAGATGGACCTCGACTACGCCCGCTCCAACGGCGTGACCGGGACGACGTTCTGATGGCGCGCCAGGAGTTCGACACCGTCGACGTGCTGCGGCTCGAGGTCGAGACCGATCCCGCGGGGCTGGTCAACCTCGTGCAGAACCCGTCCGGCGAGCTCGGCGGCTGGGGGTGGATCACCACGATCGTCGGGTCGAAGGTCGACGGCGGTACGGCGCTGACGTACACCGGCGTGGCGGGTGCGTCGTGGTTCACCACCGAGGAGATGCCGGTCGCGGCCGGGCAGTATGCCGCGGCGCGGTGGAACGCCACTGCCGGGACGGCGGGGTACTACTTCCGGGCCCGGTTCGAGTGGATCAACTCGGCGGGTGCAGTGATCTCGTCGAGCACCCAGACCGGGTACCTCGCGCGGAACAGCGGGGTGGGGAACCTCGGTGCGCAGCTGGCGCCGGTGGGGACGGTCTGGGCGCGGCTCCGGTTCGACGTGTACGCGACGAACACGGGGACGAACCCGGCCGGCGCACACACGTTCACCCTGGCCGAGGTCACGGTCGCGAAGGCGGCGACCTCAGGATCATTGGGAGCCCAGCGAACCAACCTGGTCCCGAACCCCTCGTTCGAGGTGAACACGACAGGGTGGGCGGTGGTCGCGGGTCCGCTTGCTCGGACTACCAGCCAGGCCTACTCCGGCAGCGCTTCACTTCAGCACACGAAGTCGGGGCTCGATTCCGGTCCGGTGAGTTCGTCCGGTGCTGGCGGCATGCCGGTGACAGGCGGTCTGACCTACGCAGCACGGGGGCGCGTCAAGGCCGGGACCGGTGCCGCTGGCGAGAGGGTCCGGATCCGGTTCACCTGGTTCGACTCCGGCGCCTCGTCCCTCGGCTCGTCGGCGTGGGGTACGGACGTGACCGCGTCAGGGACCTCGTGGTTGCCCTTCAGCGTGACGGCCGTGGCGCCGGCTGCTGCGGCGTTCGCGCAGTTGGAGATCGGCTACCGGGGCGCGCCGTCGGGGGCTGTCTTCTACTACGACGCCTTCATCGTGGAGCAGGCCGCTTCGGTCGGTTCGTACTTCGACGGGGCGACCCCGGATGCAGGCGGCTGGGACTATGGATGGTCCGGGACCGCTCACCAGTCCGCCTCGACGGCGGTGAACAGCACCCTCGGGTATCTCGATCCGGTCCAGTACCTCGATGTCATCGGTGAGTCTCACGAGATCAAGATCAATCGGGAAGAGCTGCAGGTCGGCACCCTCGACGCCGTCATCATCAGCCGCACTCTCGACCCGGCCGACTCTGCGTTGATCCGTCCCGGGCGCCGCGCCCGGCTCCGTGCGCTCGTGTCCGGCGTCTGGGAGGAGCTCATCACCGGCAAGCTGCTGGTCGCCGACGTCGAGTACGAGCTGAAGAACCCGTCGATCCCCGACGAGAAGCGGGCACGGATCACGGTCAACCTGGTCGACGCCGGCCAGCCCCTGTCCAACGCAAAGCGGCCTCAGGGCGTCGCCACGATCGCCGAGCTGCCGTTCGTGCTCGAGGGGGCGGGCGTCCCGTGGAACGTCAACGGGTCCGGCAACCAGGTCGCGACCGCGACACCGACGACGTTCAACGACAACGCGTCGGCGCTGTCGCAGGTCGCGCTGACTCGCGACACCCGCGCAGGGTACGCGTGGGTGTCGCGACGCGGCGTCGTGAACGCGTGGGACCCCGGCTCGCTGCCAGCGCCGGCGCCGATCGTGCTCGACGAGGACGACTACAGCGACCTCAAGGTCACGTTCGGGACCGACGACTGCATCAACGCCTGTTCGTTCACCGTGCAGACACTCGGCGTCGACGGCACCACGACCGAGACGACGTACGGGCCCTACGAGGACGCCGCCTCGATTGAGGCCTACGGCCGATACCTGAAGGAGTTCACCGTCACCGGGTTGTCCAAGGCTCAGGTCGACACCCTCGCTGCGGCGATTCTGGCCGCGAACAAGACGCCGGTGCGTCGCGTCCAGTCGGTCACCATCCCGCTGAACAGCCAGGCGCGGATCGACGCGCACGCGCTCCGCGAGCTGTACGACCTGGTCCAGGTCAACAACACCGAGGTCGCCCTGTCGGCGAATCTGCGGGTCACTGGCATCGAGCACACCATCCAGCTGAAGAAGTGGCTGCTGACGCTCACGTTCGCCGCCAACGGCGCTGTGGCCTCGCCGCTGTTCCAGCCGCCGGTGCAGTCCGACGCGTCGCCGGACGTAGGGGTGATCGAGATGTTCGCCGGGCCGACGTCGAAGATCCCCAGCACGAAGCTGCTGTGTGACGGCTCGTCGAAGGCGGTCGCGTCGTACCCGTACCTGTTCGCGGTGATCGGCTACACGTTCGGCGGGTCGGGAGCCAACTTCAATGTGCCCAACCTCGTCGACCGGTTCCCGATCGGTGCGGGAACGAAGGCGCTTGGTACGACGGGTGGCGGCCCGACGAAGACCCTCACCGAGGCCAACCTTCCGCCGCACAGCTTGAACATCGGCTACAAGGTCCAAGCCTTCGCTGCCGGCGGTGTCGGAGCCGCGACGCTCGACGGCGGGGGCCCGAACTGGTACCGACCCGCCAACGTCGGGTCGGGGACGGCGTTCGACGTGATGAACCCGTGGCTGGCCCTCACCCCCGTGATCAGGGCGGTGTGACCGTGACCGACTCCAACGACCCTCTCGTCACGGCCGTCCGCGGGCTGCAGCTCTCGGTCGACCAGTTGCGAACCGAGCTCGTCCGAAAGGACGTCTACGAGGCCGAGCGCGAGACCGACCGCGCTGAGGTCGCTGGCCTACGCGAGTCGGTCAAGGAGATCAAGGGCACTCTCACCTGGCTGTCCCGGACTCTCGTGGCGTCGCTCCTGCTCCCGGTCCTGACGTCGGCGCTCGTCATCTACGTCATCCAGCAGGGAGGGTCGCGATGAAGCGACTCCGGATCATGGCGGCCGTGCTCGTCGCGCTGATCGTGGGCATGTCGGGGCTGTCGGTGTATCTCGTCCTCGACCGCGTCACGGATCGACTCGCAGCCGCCGAGGAGAAGGCACAGGCCAACGGGAAGCGTGCCGACGACGCGCTCACGGCGGCGCAGGCGTTGGCCGAGCAGGTGCGGCTCCTCGGCCAGCAGCCTGTCGTCGAGCCTGATGAGCCGCCGGCGGGTGCGCCGGGTGCGCCAGGGCTACGGGGCCCGATGGGCCCGGTCGGTCCGCGCGGGCCCTCGTGTGTCGAGGAGCTCGGCTACCCGAGGTGCCGCGGCGCCGAAGGCACGACCGGGGCCACAGGCCAGACGGGGGCGACCGGCGCCTCCGGCGAGCGGGGCGACCAGGGCCCGAAGGGCGAGAAGGGTGACCCCGGCCCCGCCGGCGACCCGGGCCCCGCTGGCCCGCCAGGTGCCGACGGCCGCGGCATCGCCTCCACGACCTGCGGCGACGACGCCCACTGGCACGTCACCTACACCGACGGCACCACCGAGGACGCCGGCGTCTGCCGCGCCCTGCTACCGAACGGAGACCCGAAGCCATGACCGACAAGAGGCTCGAGCGCCCACTCTGGCGCGGCCGTCGCAACGTCGACGCCCTGACCATCGCCTGCATCGAGAACGCTGAGAGCATCGTGCGGCGACTCGTCCCCTCGGTCGCTCACGCGTTCGTGGTGACGCAGGGCTCCTACCAGGACGGCCACGGCGACATCAACAGCGCCGGCACTCACGACGGCGGCGGCGTCGTCGACATCCGCTGGTGCGGCCACCCCGTCTGCTTGCGCGCCCTCCGGCTCGCCGGGATGTTCGCCTGGCACCGGACCTCCGCGCAGGGCCCGTGGGTCCACCACATCCACGCCGGCGTCATCGACCACCCGCTCCTGGCGATGGGAGCCCGGAAGCAGCAGGCGTCCTACTTCGCGCGCCGCAACGGGCTGGCGAACAACGGAGCGGACGACGGCCCGCGGCTCGCCCCGATCCCGTCCCCGGTGTGGCCGTGGCCGCCGAAGAAGGTCCGCCCCGCGGCGGTCCGGGCGATCCGCAAGGCGATCAAGGCCGCGCGCGCCACCGCTGGCCCGGCCCTTCGGCGGCGCCTCGACCGAGCCGACGCACCCATGCGGGAGGTGAAGAAGCGATGAGGGTTGCGGGCGGCAACATCGCTGGACGCCGAAAGGTGCGCCGACTCCGGGCTCTGCTGCGCCACTGGCGGCCTGACTTCGTCGTGCTCACCGAGGCCTACTGGGCACGCCCCTTCCTCCTCGTCCTGGCGGCGACGTTCGGCTACCAGCTGCGGCAGTACGCCCGCCGCCACGGCGCCGAGGCTCCGGGCATCGCCGTGCTGATCCGCAAGGCCACCATGGAGATCCTCGAGCGCGAGCTCGTGAAGATGCGCCAGCCCTGGTGGGGACCGTTCAACTTCCCACGTTCGAAGCGCCGACCGCGACGCTTCTCGAGGTTCGCGCTTCGCCACCGACAGACCGGCCAGGAATGGGACACCGAGGCGATCCACGGCCCGCCAGGAGGCCCGCGCGGGGGAATCCTCACCCGCGGCAAGAACGCCCCTGCATGGGCCGAGTTCGCCGACCACGAGCGCGACTTCCTCGCAGGCATCGACCTCGGCTTCGCGACCGGCGACTTCAACGCCGACGGCGCCGACCTCCGCAAGCACATCGCGACCGAGGGCGTCCAGGTCGCCATGGCCTCCGGCGTCGACGGCGTCGCTGCCAAGGGCGCCCACGTCACCATGCACCGCCTCGACGCGCCGGCCGGCATGCACGGCTGGTTCGTCGCTGACCTCACCCCGAAGGAGAACCGATGAACCCCTACCTCGCCTACGCCGCGAAGGTCGCCAAGGCGATCGCCGCCGCCGTGGTCTGCGCCGCGGCCTACCTCGTCGGGATCCTCTCCGACGACCAGACCCTCGGCGACCTCACCACGCTCCAGTGGCTCGGCCTCGTCGTGTTCCTCGGCGGCGCCTACGGCATCACGTGGGCCGTCCCGAACCGGAAGGCCGGCCGATGAGCGAGCAGCTGCCCGAGCTTGACGCTGACACCCTCGCCCGCGCCAAGGTCCTGCTCGCCCGCCAGGACTGCCAGCAGTACGGCCACCAGTGGCGCGTGATCGACGTCCGCACCATGGCCGACCCGGCCGGCACCCCGCAAGGCGCGGAGTGCACTAGGTGCGGCGAGTTCCACGCGGTGCAGGCCGAGCTCAGCCCAGCGCCCGAGCCGCCCGCGACCGAGTAGGTCAGACGATGTCGCCGCCGCGCCGAATGCTGCGGTTGTTGGTCGGGCACGAGCGGCTATCGCACACGCGGATCTGCACGGAGTGCGAAACGCCGCCCCGGGCGGGCGTCCGGCCTACCTCGAGGTGAACGGACGAGCCGCAGGTCTCGCACGGTGGGACGTCGGCCGGGGGCAGGTCGGGGAACTCGACGGTCATGGCTCGCACCGTACGCCGCGGGTCCGACATCGGTGCCTGGTTATCCCCAGGCTGGGTCGAAGTCTGGGCGGTCGGTGTAGACCGATGCGAGGGCTCGGAGGGTGGGGCAGGGCCATGCGACTGGAGAGTCGTCAACGCTGCCGCACTCCTCGCAAGCGGTGACAGTTCCGTAGACCATCGCCTGCGGGACAGGGTAGGCGGCGTGCAGCTCCACGATCCGCCGCTTCGCCTCACACTCGCGACGGGCCTGCTCGGGCAGCAGATGGACGCCGTACGCGTCCTCGCAGTCGATCGCATGGCCGTCGTCAACGATGGCCGCTTCGTCGTCAGCGATGCAGGCCAGCAGGAACTCGGTGGGCGTCATCTCTCCGGCCCGACGTAGTCCTCGATCACCTTGTAGATCGTGGGCCTGGTCAGCCCCGTGATCTGGGCGATCTCCGTGATCGGCAGCAGTCCCTTGGCATCGCCGATGATTCCGCCCAGCCGCTGCATCGCCAACCGCCAACGCCCGTCGGCCGCCTCCTGGTCGGCTCGGGCCTCCGCCAGCTGCTGACCGATCTGCTGGAGCAGCTGGCGGGCGCCGTCTGCCGTCAGCTCGTCGTACCTGCTCACTGCCGCACCGCCTGACCGACCGACATCGCTCCGAGCGCAGCCCAGGCCGCCCACAGCCACCAGGGCACGTCGGTGACGGTGCTGGCCGCCACCAGGACCACCCCGGCGCCGGCGGTGGCCAGCACGCTCGGGTGGGTCAACTTCTCCACCATGATCTCTCCTTCGCCGTGCGAAGATGGAGGGCGAGGCCCCGGGGCAATTCGCCTGCTCCGGGGCCTCTTGGTCACTCTCGCTTGTGGCGCCCCTTCCGCTTCTTGGGCTTCCGGTTCTGCCAAACTGCGATGCCTTGGAGGATCACTCCTGCGGTCGCAATCACGAGGGCGAGTTTCGATTCACTCACCGACCACCTCCTCTCTTCTGTTGTGTATAGAACTATACAGTCCACAAAGAGAGAGTGTCAAGCGCTTTACATTCGCGGTCCCGCTACCTGCTTGCCGCACTGCAGGCAGTGAGCCACCTGCTGGTGACCCCCGCGGAATAGCCCGACGAACTTGTCCTTGGTCTTCACCGCGACGAGTTGCTTGCAGCGCGGGCAGTTGTGGAACTCGCCGGCGCACTTCGGGCACCGCAGTGCCGCCGACGGAATCTCGCTCGTGCAGTAGCCGCACGCTCGTGTGTCACTCATGCCCGGCAGGGTACGACGCCCCGACGTCACCCGTACGCGCTTCCCGTCCCCGGGTTCGACTTGACCGGCACCAACTGATCGGCTGGCACCCACTCGGTGACGACCTTGTGCCGCAGCGTCATCCGGTCGAGGTAGGTGACCAGCGCCTGCCATCCTTGCTCGCCCTGGCGCCACTCGAGCACCAGTCCCGCGAACGGCATCGGGTTGTCCGGGAACCGCACCCAGACGTGCGCGGTGCGTTCGGCCATGGCCGCAGGGTACGACTAACCTCCGACGGTGATCATCCACGCCGCCCGGCGCCCCCGGGCCGACCAGACCGCCGAGCCCATCCGCTGGACCGTCGAGGCCGCCGACTACGAGACCGGCAAGGCCGAGATCGACGCCGCTGTCGGCGAGGACGAGGTGCTGCTGTACGTGCGACCCGAGCGCTAGGGGTGTCTATTCGCGCCAGCGCTCCGCGGCGTGGACCAGCCCGGTCACGATGCGCAGAAGGTTGTCGCAGACAGCGATGGGAGGCCGGTCCCAAGGCGATTCCGCCAGTTCGTGGGCGACGGTGGCCGCCTCGTCGGCCTCTTCTCGAAAGGCTCTCTCTGCAAGCGGTGTATCGGCTAGCGGTGTATCGCTGGCACTGGTTCCCTCATCGTCCATGCCCCGCCCTCCTGTCGGTGAACACCACGTACCTAGATGACACCCGAGGAGCGGGTTCATTACGCCGAGAGCCGAAGAACGCTTACACGACGCGACGCGCCGATCGCGCTTGACGGCGTCCCTCGCGCAACCGCCGGAGCCGGCGCACCGTCATCGGGTCGTGGGCCAGGGCCTCCGGGTGGTCGAGCAGTGCGTTGAGCTGCTGGTAGTAGCGGGTCGCCGAGATGCCGAACTCGGCGAGGATGGCCGACTCCTTCGCGCCGGCGTACTTCCACCACCGGCCCTGTTCGAACGCCAGCATTCGGGTCTCGGTCTCGGTGAGCTCAGCCATGCCAGGGACCGTACGGCGGTCCCCCGACACTTCCCGGCTGCCCCGGTGGGTTCAGGAGGGGCGGCTCATCGTGACCACCACCTGAACCCACCGGGGACGCGTCAGGCGCGCGCCTCGGTCCAGTCGACCACGCGGACGTAGGGCTCGGGCCCGGTGCGCACGAGCACGCAGTCGATCAGGCCGCGCAGGATCTCGCGCCGCCCCGCGACCGGCAGCTCTTCCCACTGGTCCAGCAGCTCGGCGGCCTGGGCCGCGCGGTCGCGGGGCGCTCGTCGGTGCGTACGGCCGGCAGCCTCCATCGCGTCTCGCAGCTCGGCCGCGCGGTTCTCGAGCTTGTCGCGCGCCGCGGTGTAGGCCTCGGGCAGCATGGGGCGCTCGGCGTCGCGCAGGGCGAGCCGCACCAGCTGGTCGGTGACCTTGCCGAGCTCGCGTGCCAGTCGCTCCTCCTCGACCTCGAGCAGCTGGCGGCGTACGTCGACCACGACGTGATCCTTCGCCTCGCGGTCGACCTCGCCAGCCAGTTCGCGCACGAAGGCCATCACGTGCTCCTCGACGAGGTGGATCTTCACCGAGCCGCCGCGGCAGGCGCCGGTGCTCACGCCGCGCTCGCACCGGTAGATGTAGCGCACCTGGCCGTTGCTGTACCGCTTGCCGTTCTTCGCTCGCTTCATGCCGGGGTCCTGCTTGCTCGCGGCCATCGCCTTTCCGCACCGCGCGCAACGGACCAGGCCGGAGAGCAGGTACTGCGACCGCTCGGTGCGCGGGTGCAGCTGTCGACGGGCCTGTCGGGCGTCGAGATACGCCTGCCACTCCTCGGGCGTGATGAGGGGTTCATGCTTGCCCTGGTGCAGCTGCTGGCGGTATCGGAACAGCCCTGCGGCAAATCCGTTGTCGAGCGTGAGGCGCAGCGCAGGAGCTGACCAGTCCGTGCCACCGGGCGAAGGCCAGCCGTGCGCGTTCATCCAGCGGGCGAGGCCATACATCGATTCGCCGGCTGTGAAGCGGCGGTAGAGCTCGGCGAGCACTGGCCCCTGTTCCGGGTGCGGCCGGTGGATCTTCGCGGCCTGGTCGTAGACGTACCCCCAGCGTCGGCGGCCCGAGTGCGGCAGTCCTGCGCGGACACGGCGCTCGTGGGCTTCGACCCAGCCTTCGCCGATAACGTCGGCTTGGAAGGCGTTGAACTCGCCGGAGATGCCCCGCCCGAGACGGCCGGTGGCGGTCGTGGTGTCGAAGTCCTCGGTGGCCGACTCCAGCACGCCACCGGCGGTCTCGATCCGATCGAGAGCGACGTTCCAGCGTAGTCGGTTGCGGGCGACGCGGTGGAACTTCCAGACCACGAGCCCGTCGTACTCGCCGGTCTCGACGAGGGCCACCGCCTGGTCGAGCTTGCGCCACCACGACGACTTCGCGCGCGACCCGGACTCGTCGATCCCGTACAGGAACGGCTCCCCATCGGGAGCCGCGACGAGCTGGTGTCCGCGAGCAGTGCAGTGCTCCCGGATCTTGTGCTCCTGCAGCTCGGGGCTGATCATCTCGTCGCGCTGCTTGGAGACGCGGACGAGGCCCAGCATCCGCCGAGGGCGGTCGGGTACGGCGCGCAGCTTGCTCGCCTTGGCCATCAGGCCCCGACCCCCTCTTGAAGCCTCAGCACCTCGCTGGTGATCCAGTCGCGCTCCCAGGGGGCCAACGTCGAGAGACGCACCTCGAGCAGGTCCAGCGTCACGTAGAGGTTGGAGGCAGCGTGCCCGTGGCCGCAGGTGGTCGCGAGCTCGAACGCGAGCAGGTCGAGGTCGTCGAGCAGCAGCCGAGCCGCGAACTCGTCCGCTTCGGCCTCGATCCGCTGGTCGTAGAAGTCATGGCCGCACTCGGGCGGGTGCTCGAGCACGGCGTGCCCGAGCTCGTGCGCGAGGCGACACCGAGACTTGAGCCGGCGTAGCCGACTGTCGATCACGATCAGCTTCCAGCGCGGGTAGTACCGCGCGTCGCGGCCTTTGAGCGCCCGCTGGTCGTCGGTGTACAGCACCCGCACCTCCGGCATCTGTGCCAGCAGTGCGTTCGTGCTCATGGCCCCTCCGGCTCCTCTGTCCCCTCGACGTCGTCGCGCAGCGGGAAGGCTGCCGACGGCTCGTTCTCGAGCTCCTCCATGGTGGGGATACGGTCCGACTCAATCGCCTGGCGACGGGCGCGCTTAGCAGCCAGGTCGTCGACGTTCGAAGGCGCCGCGTGCTGCGCCAGAGCGTCGGCCACCAGGTGAACGATCGCCGGCATGACCCGGGCGCGCTCCTCCTCAGTGAGTCGCTGCAGCAGCGGGGTGATGGTCTTCACGAACGTCTTCACGTCCGGCTCGGTGACCAGGCCGTCAACCACGCCGAGGGCGTCCAGGACCCGTTGGAGCACCTTCTTCTGCCCCGTGGTGTCTCCGCGCTCGATCGACCCGACGGTGCGGCGCGTCGTAGCTGCTCGCGTGGCGAGCTCTTCCTGACTCCAGCCGCGACCCTCCCGCGCCGCGCGGATCAGGGGGCCGAGTGTGGCCCGTTCGTGCATCTCCATGGAACGAACTGTTCCCGGTTCTTTCCCATTCCGCAAGGAAAGTGGGAAAGATCCCTTTACCTGACTTCCCATGTGGGAAGAAACGATCTAGGTTTCTTCCCATGACAGCAACGCAGCAAACCGGAGCGGCGATCAAGGCTCTCCGCGTCGCGGCTGGCATGACTCTGGAGGACGTCGCCGAGGCGGCGGGCATCAGCCCGTCCTACCTCTCCCGGGCGGAGAACGACCTGGTCACGCCGACCGCCAACTGGATCCAGCTGGTCGCGCTGGCGATCGGCAACCACCTCGCATCGGTGGCGGCGTGATGGGCCAGCGCACCCACGCCCAGGCGGTCACCAGGGCCGCCAAGGCCTTCGCCAACACGCTCGCCACCTGCGCGCAGATGACGGCGCGAGAGCAGGCCGAGGCCGCCTGGACCCCGACGGGTCCGCCGATCGACGAGCTCGAGGACCGCATCCGCGCGCGCCGCGGCATGGCGCCTCTGGAGCGGGCGGCGTGAGCGCCAGCACCGCGCTGGGCCTGGCCGTCGTGGCCAGCCTCAGCGTGCTCGTGATCCTCGCGGCCCTGGTCGTCGCGCTAGTCACCAGCGCCCGCGGCAACTAGCCGCCCGCGCACCCCCAGAACAAGCCAGCGGCGGGCCCTCGCCTTCGACAACCAGGGCACCGCCACCAACGAAAGGAAGTGTCTCACGTGGCACACGGAATCACGCTCAAGCTGCGGGGCATTGAGGATCCCGCGCCGGAGTCCATCAGCGCGCGGGTCGATGGCCACGGCTGGTTCGCGATGGTCGTAAACAAGACGCACCGCGGTCCGAGCCGCGACCGCTCGCTGCCGGGGAAGGCCCGCCGCCGTGCGCGCAAGGCTGCACGTCGGCTCGAGCGCCGCCCGTTCTTCAAGGGCCACGGCATCGCGTCGGCAAACGCGCACAACCTGCGCTACGACTGCACCGCCCTCGGCTGCGGCTACGGGATCGTCGCGCCGCTCGACGACCACGAGTTCATGACCGACGTCATGGAGCACGAGATCGAGCACACCGAGGCGGCGACCCGATGAAGCGCCACCTCGTCATGCTCGGGACGCACACCCTCGTGCACTCGTCGGGGTACCCGCTCACCCTCATCGAGCCCTACCCCCACGACTTCCGCCCGAAGCACTGCTCCGGAGCCGACACTCACCCGTCGAGCTGCATGCACCTGCACCCCGGCGACGAAGCGTGCGGCTGCGGCCAGGCGATCCTCCCGCCCGACGGCGACGCAGTGGTGCTGCAGCTCCGTCCGCACAACGTCGGCGGTACGGCGCCCACTCCATTCATCCGGCACTCGCGGGAGTCCTGCCACGAGGTCAGCCCGAGCGCCAGTTCGGCGGCTTCAGCGTGAACCCCGACCAGTGGGCCGCTCTCGGCTGTCTCGCCTTCACCATCGCGATCCTGCTCGGCCTGCGGCTGCTGCTCGAGGTGCTGACGGGCGGTGAACGGCCGTGACCGGCAAGTGCGCCTACCTCGGCTGCGGCAAGCCGACCGGGCTTCGGCGCGAGGGGTTCTGCGCCGAGCACCGCGACCTGGTGACGTCCGCGCACACCTCCCTCGACGCCGAGCGCGTGGAGGACCAGTGACCGACCGGGCCACGCAGGACCACCGCTACTGGCTCACCCCTGCCGGATGCCTGGCCACCGGCGGCCACGTCCCGGTCGCCGTCACCACCACGACCACCCGATGCCGCTGCTGCGGCGCCACCCAGTCCACCGAGAGGACCGAAGCATGACCGCACAGCCCATCCCCGAGCAGGCGGGACCGAGCACCCCGCCCCTGTTCTCAGTGATGCCCACGGCCGACAGCCGCCTGGCCTCGCTGCACGCGCAGTACGCCGACGCGAAGGACGAGGCCGACGCCGCGGCGGAGCGGCTCAAGACGATCACCGACGGCATCAAGGCCGAGCTGCGCGCCCAGCAGGAGGCGAGCGCGCCCGGCGCCGACCGCGTCGAGCTGCGCAGCCCGTACGGGCCGGTGCTCCGGCTCACCCGCTCCGAGCGCGTCACCTTCGACAGCCGCAAGCTCAAGGTCGACAACCCGCACCTATACGTGCAGTACGCGAAGTTCGGCGAGGCCTGGTCGCTGCGGGCCATCGCTCCCGAGGGCGGCGAGGACTGATGCGCGACACGGCCTTCGTCCCCCACGGATCTTCGGATCCGGCCCACGGTGCCGCCATGAACGCGAAGACGCCGTCGACCACTCGCCCGATCCTGCGCGCTTACCTGGCCGCGCCGTACGCCGCCCGTCCCCAGATCCGGGAGTACGCCGAGGACCTGATGCACCTCGGCATCGACGTCGTGGCGTCGTGGCTCGACGAGGAGCACGAGATCAACGCCGGCACCACCGGCTCGGCGCCCGGCCTGGACCCGGCCGAGGTGGCCCGGCACGCGGCGACCGACCTCGACGACATCGAGCGGTGCGACGTGCTGGTGCTATTCACCGCCCGCGCACTGGGCCTCGACCCCGCCGACGTGCACAGCGGCGGCCGGCACGTGGAGACCGGCTACGCCCTGGCGAAGGACATCCCGGTCATCGTCGTGGGCGAGCCCGAGAACGTCTTCCACCGGCTCGACCACATCCTGCACGAGCTGCCCGCTGGCATGTGGGTGCGTCGTACGACGTCGTGGATCGAGACGCTCGGCGAGCTGCACGAGCGGAAGCAGGCCGCCGAGAGGTGGTCGGCGTGAACATCCGCACCTCGGCACTACGACGCGGAACGCGCGCGCTCAACGCTGAGCGCAGCGAAGGTGGACACGAGCAGCTGAAGGCTCAGCGCGAACACCAACAGCGCGAGGCTGAGGCCTCCGGCCTCCGTCAGCCCACCGTCGATCCCGCTGACGGCGACGAATATGCCGCCGAGACCGGTGATGACCACCGAGACCATCAGGGTCATCGCGACGCCTCGGTAGTACCTCATTCGCGACGTCATTGCGCGCTGCTCGAGCACCGTGGCCAACATCAGCACCGGGATGATCTGAGCGATCGCGCTGCACTGGTCTCCGTTGAGCTCCATGGGCTGATCCTAGGTTCGGGGGCGGGACGATGACTGCCGCGCCGATCTCGCCCGCCGAGTTCCTGTCGGCCGCGCCCGCGACGTCGGCGTCCGGCTCGTCGTCGTGGGCCAGCGGGTACGCCGCTGAGCTGCGCCGGGTCCTGCACGAGCACGCCGCCCGCGCGCCCCGCACCCTCCAGCAGCACCTCGGCCCGTCCGAGATCGGCGTCGAGTGTGATCGGCAGGTGGTCGGCAAGCTTGCGGCTCTGCCGGCCACCAACCATGTCAGCGACCCGTGGCCCTCGATCGTCGGTACGGCGTGCCACGCCTACGCCGAGGAGGCGTTCAAGGCTGACAACGCCCGTCGCCACCTGGCGCGCTGGGTGACCGAGACGAAGGTGACGCCGCACCCCGACCACCCCGGCACCGCCGACCTGTACGACGCCCAGGAGCAGGCGGTCGTCGACCACAAGTTTCTCGGCGAGTCCTCGATGGCCAAGGTCCGCAAGGCGCCGCCGCGCAAGTACGAGGTGCAGCTGCTGCTCTACGGGCTCGGCTACTACAAGCTCGGCCTGCCGGTGAAGCGAGTCGTGCTCGCGGCGTACCCGCGCACCGCGGCGTCGCTGGACGGCCTCTACGTGTGGGAGCGCGAGTTCTCCTACGCGGACGCCGCCGGCCAGCTGCAGATCCGCCCCGACGTGCTCGAGCTGCTCGGCCACGTCTTCGACCAGACCGCCGAGCGGAAGGCGCTCTCCGACCAGCTGCTCCGCCAGGAGATCGGCCTCATGGACGTGCCGACCGCACCCGACGACAGCGAGTGCTACTTCTGCCCGTTCTACCGGCCGCAGGCGGCCAGGGACAACGGGCCCGGCTGCCCCGGAACGGTCGGTGCGCGATGAGCGCCTGGCGGATCCACCGCACCAAGGGCTACACGATGAGCCACCCCGTCATCGCGACCGCTCCCGGTTGCCCTGACGAGCGTCACCCGACCCG